GTTTACATTTAGCTTTGAACAAGTAGGCACAAACTGTGGATTAATAGGTAAGAATGCTGTTGTTGAAATAGATGGTGCTGCTTTTTGGTTATCACCAAATGGTTTCTTTTTATTTGATGGTACAGTCAAATCATTACCATGTTCTGTAGAAGATTTTGTATTTAATAATTTTGATACCACAAAAGGACAACAAGTTGCTGCAGGATTAAATAATTTATTTACAGAAGTTATTTGGTACTATCCATCATCAACAGCTACTTTTAATGATAAGTATGTTGTATTTAATTATGGTGAGTCTGCACTAACTAAAGTACCTGGTGGTGTTTGGTATACAGGAACAGAGTCGAGAACAAGCTGGATGGATGCAACTATATATCCAACTCCGTATGCTACGAAATACGACAGCAGCGGTATCGGAACTTTTCCAGAAGTAATAGGTGAAAGAGATCTAGGACAGACAAAATACTTTGAACACGAAACAGGAACTGATCAAGTTAATGAAGATGGTTCAACTACAACAGTAACATCATTTATTAAGTCTTTTGATTTTGACATGCAGCAAAGATCTTTTAAAGGACCATCTCTAGCTGGTGAAGTATTTCTTGCTGTTAGAAGATTTATACCTGATTTTAAAGATTTACAAGGTAACTCAAAAGTAAGTCTAGCTGTTAAAAGATATCCACAACAATCTGACAGCACGACAACACTGAGTCCTTTCACAGTAGATTCTACAACAGATAAAAAAGATACCAGAGCTAGGGGACGTTTTGTAAACGTTAAAATAGAAAACGATGCCGCTAGTGAAAAATGGAGATTTGGAACATTAAGATTGGATATACAACCGGATGGTAGAAGATAATGGCTAAAATAAATATAAGAATACCAGAACCAAAAGAAGAGTACGATGTTTCTAACCAAAAACAAATTAACAGAGCTTTAACAATAATGAAAGATCAATTGAATTCTACATTTTTGAATGAAGTAAAACAGGAGCAAGAAAGATTTTCTTGGTTTATAGGTGGCTAATATATATAAAAATGCAAAGGTAGATTTAACTACCACAGACAATACTACGATATACACAGCACCGTCTGATTCTAGAGCCATAGTTAAAAGTATTATAGTATCCGAGGATGCTGGATCAGGGACCACGGTAACTTTGACTATAACAAATGCTGCTTCAGCAGTATTTAACCTGTTTAAAGACAAAGCAATAGCCTCAAAAGCAACAACTGAGCTGTTAACTCACCCTTTAATTTTAGAAGAAAATGAGGTATTAAAGGCACAAGCAGCAGATGCAAATGAATTACACGTTATTGCATCAATATTGGAGATTAATAGAGATTAATGCCTTTTATAGAAACAGAAGCTAAAAAAGAAATGAAGATCATAAACGGTAAACCAACTATGGTTCTTACACCAGAGTGTGAAGTTACTTTAAAAAATTTAAAAACTGGTCAAGAATACATGTCAGATGCAGAAGCAGATGCAGATGTAGATAATCCAGGAACAGATACTAAAAGAGAAGATATCTCTAGAAGTGTAAAACTAACTGTAGAGTCTTTACCACTTGGAGGTGATTCAAAAATATAATCATGTCAATATTTTCAGCACCAGCACCTGATTTTTACGGCGCAGCGGATAAAGCTATTTATAATCAAGGGTTTAGTTTTATACCACGAGAGGAGTTTCGTGGAGATTTTGTTGCACCAACTTTTCCTACTGCACCCACAACGACTACGGGTGGAATAACAACTGTGCCTATAAGTACAGGAGGCACAGGATCAGAAAATTTTAGTGTCTATAGACCTGATATGAATAATGTACGAACTGATTTTAGACCAGACACTGAGTTTAGAAGATTTAATGAGTTTGGTATTACAAGTCTAGATGATGCTGACACTATGGATTTAAAAACCATGGAATCTTATCCTGAATACTTTGGACTTAAAACAGGTGTTCCTAAATCAGGATTAGCTAGTTTTGTAAATACAGCTATGGACTTTATACCAGGAATAGGTTTAGCTAAAAGAGGTATTAACCTTGTGGGTGATGCACTCAAAAATATTATACCTATAAATCAAAGAGCTATAGAAGAAAATCAAGCAAGAGGTGCGGGTATATTTACAGATGATATTGGAAGAATTGTTGGAGATCCAAACACTGTTGGTGGTGTTATGGCAGGATATAATTTAAATAAAATAACTGAAGACACTTTTAATAAAAGACGGAACACAATATCTAATACTTTAAGTGAAAAAGGAATAAGCGACGCTGATATACAAGGTTTAATTGATGGCACACTTGATGATGAGGATATAGCAGCTAAATATGGAATAGCATCTAATTTAACTAGTAAAATAAGAAATCTTTCTATAGCACAAAAACGTCTACTTGATGCAAAACAAAAAGCTCAAGAGATACGTGATTTTAGAGAACAACAAAGAATTGATGAAATCAATAGAAAGAAAGCTGAAGCTAAGGCAGCAGGTGATGCTAGAAGAGCAAGAGAATTACAGATTGAAGCTGCTAGAAGAGCTCAAAACATATCTAGAGCAGAAGCTAGAAGACAACAAGAAGCTATTGAAAGAGAAAATACTAGAGACTCTGCGCCAGGTAGAGGAGATAGAGGTAACCCGGGTGGTAGTAGCGGAGCAATGACAGATGATAATGCAGGAACATTTTGTTTTGATCCAAACACTCTTGTACAAATGGCTGATGGCAGTGAGAAGAAAATTAAAGAGATACAACTTGGTGATCAAACTAGAGGTGGTGAGGTTACAGGTGTGTTTCAATTTAAAGCAGCTGATGAGATACATGATTACAAAGGTGTTACTGTTGCAGGTAGTCACTACGTTAAAGAGAATGGTAGATTTATTATGGTTCAAGATAGTCCACTATCTGTCAAGATTGATAAGATACCAGTTGTCTACTCACTAGATACAACAGGCAGAAGAATATTTATTAAAGACATTGAGTTTGCTGATTACAATGGTGATGGTATAGCTAAAGGATTCTTAGCAAATGCAGGTGTAGATTTAAGAGGCTTCGATAAAGAGGTCTTAAGACAAGTTGAAAACAGGTTGATATAATGAATAAAACCAGATACAAAGAGAATTTAGGCTAAAATATGACAATATCTAGAATGCAGATGGAAAGACAACTTAGAGCCGGTGGCGGTCTTATGACATTAGAGGAACCTAGACAAGGGTTTTTTCTAGGTAAAATTGTAAAGAAAGCTAAACGTGCTGTTAAAAAGGTAGTTAAATCACCTGTAGGTAAACTTGCTTTATTAGGTGGTCTAGGTGCATATGCAGGAGGATTAGGTCCTTTTGCTAAATTAAGAGGTGCAGGTTTTGCAAAAGGTCTAGGTGGCGGTTTATCAAGTTTGTTTGGAACAGGTGGTAAACTTAGTACTATAGGAGATATTTTTAGAGTTGGTGGTAAAGCAGGCGCGGATTTTAGTGCACTAAGATTATTAGGTGGTGGACTTGGGGCTGCTGCAATTGCTGCACCGTTTTTAATGGGTGGTGACGATGAAGAAGATATAGAACCAGAAACACCATTTACAGAAACACCTGCTAGTATCTCCAACATAGTAGAACAAGCTAGGAATCAGGACCCAAGTTTAAGATTTTTACCTGCACCAGAATTTGTAGGCAGAAATTTTTATAGAATGGCTAACGGTGGGTTAGCTGATGTACCAAGAACGCCTATGCAAGAAGGTGGTCTGATGGATTTAGGTGGACTTGAAAAAGATTATAGAACTGGTGGCTTTGTAGAACTGGGAGCAGAAGAAAGAGCCGACGATGTACCAGCGAGATTAAGTAAAAATGAATTTGTATTTACAGCAGATGCTGTAAGAAATGCAGGCGGTGGCGATATAGACAAAGGCGCTGAAGTCATGCAAAACATGATGGACAATTTAGAAGCAGGTGGTATGATATCTGAAGAGTCTCAGGGTATGAATCCTGCACAAGACATGTTTGATCAAGCACAAATGTTGGAGGGTAGATTAGCATAATGTCATTACCAGATTATTTAAAAGATACCGCTAAAGATTTTGCCAAACAGTTAACGGCATCTACATCGGTACCAATAAAAACAAGTGCATTCACAGGTAGACAGTTTGTTGCCGGTGAGGATCCACTACAAACACAAGCAATTAATATAGCAAGAGCAGGTGTTGGATCTTTTCAACCTTTTTTACAAGGTGCACAACAAGCTGTACAACAACAGGCAGGATTAACTGGACCAACCGCATTCAGACAGTTCATGTCACCATTTCAACAGGATGTTATTGATACAACATTAGCAGACTTTGATAGACAGTCAGCACTCGGCAGACAAAATATTAGAGATCAAGCAGTGACAGCAGGAGCATTTGGTGGTGGTAGAGAAGGTGTTGCATTGGGTGAGTTTGAAGCTGGTAACTTAAGAAACAGAGCTAGCTTACTTGCACAATTACAACAACAAGGATTTACACAAGCACAAAATTTAGCGCAACAAGCATTTGCTAACCAAGGTAATTTAGCTGCGCAACAGATGGGACTATCTAATTTCCAAAGAGGATCTATGGGTCAAGATGTTGCTGCATTAGGAAACCTTGGTGCATTCAGACAAGGATTAACACAATCACAATTAGCAGCTGATCAAGCGGCAGCTAGAACAGCAGCATTTGAACCACAACAAAGATTACAGCAATACGGAGCTGGTTTAGGACAACTTGCTGGATTTGGTGTACAGGCTCCACAAATACCACAAGGTGGTGCAAGTCCTCTCGCTTCAGCGTTAAGCACAGCTACAGGTCTTGCTGGTATCTTTGGTAAACTATACGGAAACTAATGAAGCCATTAAAAAGACCAATGTTTAGATCAGGTGGTCCTATCAAAGAAGGGATCATGGACGGTATGCAAGACAGACCAGGCTATGTTCTTGGGGGATTAATTCCACTAGGTATGGCAGCTGCAAGAGTATTACCAGCAGCTGTTAGAGGTTTTAGAGCAGCAAGAACATTTACTCCTGGTAAACTTGGCACATTTGGAAGAATGAAAGATATATTTTTACCTAAAAAGGGATTACGAGCACCCATGGCGGAGTCAGGTGAAGGTGCTGGTTTTGCAATAGGGTCTTTTGCAAGACAGAATCCTTTATTAGCCTTATCAACACCAAGTTTAGCTACTAGCGCAGTCACTGGCGCAGGACCTGTTGCATTAGAAGCAGCTAAATCAGGTGGTAAAGCACTAGCAAACTTTTTAGTGCCCGGTGAAAGATTTGATCCATTTAAAGAAGGTGGTGATAAAAAAACTACAGAAAAAGATACTGAAGGTTTAAAAAGAGTAGATAGTTTTGATGAAACAGAAACAAAAGATACAGCAGTTGTGCCTGGAGATGGTACAGAAAATAAACAAAATCTTACAGCAGACAGAATAGAAGAGAATAGAAAAAGATACTACAAACTTATGGGTATTGATAAAATGAAAAGAGGTGCTGCATATGATTCACTTATTGATGCTAGTAGAATTATTCAAGAAGAAGGTGGTGATTTAAGGGGTGCAATTAAATCAGGTAGTTTACAATCACAAATTATAAATGCAATATCTAAAAACTTAGATTCATCAAGTAATTTAAAACGTCAAATCGATGCTGCAATACTTAAAGGTGAAATTGAAAAAGACATTAAAGCTTCTGACCCTACTGCACAAGTGGCTGCTGAACTTAAAAAAAGTGAATTAAAACTTAGAAAAAAACAATTAGAGAGCCTTAACGCACAAGCTGAAATAACAAAATTGGAGGGAGACAAAGGGTTTATATCATCCGATCAAACTGCTTCCATATTAAGAAAAAATAAAATACCATACGATGAAACATTATCTGACGAAAAATTTGAAAAATTTGAAAGAAAAAATCCTGGTAAAGATGAAATCGATTATATCATTGAAGAGCTTGGTCCAAGTCTTGACGATGGAAGATATGTTCTTGGTGGCAGATTAATAGAAAAAAGAGGTTCAAACGTATCTTTTGTAGATATATCTTAGGAGTTTAAATGGCTTCAGCAAAAGAGATATTATACGGTGCAAACAGCAATCAAAAAGTTGGTACAATAGAGTCTGTATTAGCTGGAATTGGTTCTGGTCTTATATCAATACCAAAAGGTTTCTTTTCACTTGGGGCAACGCTCATGGATCTTGGAGTTGATGAAGGCAGAGCTGCAAAAGTAGAACAATTTTTTGATGATCTTACAACATTAGATGAGAAAGCAGAAGCAACAACAGCCGGACAAATAACAGAGGCATTA